ATGGCTTTTGATTACAGGAAACTGAAAGGTAGAATCATTGAAAAATATGGCAGTCAATTAAATTTTGCTGATGCATATGGTATTTCCGAAAATACATTATCATTAAAAATGCGTAATAAAGTAAGATTCACTAGCGATGACATAATTGCAATAAGCGATATGCTCGATATTCCCGAAAACGAAATAGGGTCTTATTTTTTTACAAAACAAGTTTAAAAAAATTAAACTTCAAGGAGGAACAAAAATGAACGAAATACAATTATTTAATTTTGAAAATCATGAAGTAAGAAGTCTCTTGCTTAACAATGAACCTTGGTTTGTTGGGAAAGATGTCGCTGAAGTGTTGGGGTATGAAAGAGCCGATAACGCAATAAGAAATCACATTGATAAAGAAGATAAGCTGATGCACCAAATCAGTGCATCAGGTCAGAACCGTAATATGACCATCATCAATGAATCTGGTCTATACAGCTTAGTCCTCTCAAGCAAATTACCATCAGCCAAGAAATTCAAACGTTGGGTTACATCTGAGGTGTTGCCAGCATTAAGAAAAACAGGGCAGTACCAAGTGAAAGAGTTAAGTGGCTCAGAACTCATGGCTAAAGCGCTGATTGAAGCGCAAAATGTTCTAGCTGCTAAGGATAAAGTAATCGAGGAGATGAAGCCTAAGGTGGTATTTGCTGATGCAGTAGCCACTAGCCACACATCTATCCTAGTTGGTGAACTTGCCAAAATCTTAAAGCAGAACGGCATTGAGATGGGTCAAAAAAGACTGTTTGCATGGCTCAGAGAAAAAGGCTATCTGATCAAGCGCCAGGGCACTGATTACAACATGCCTACACAGAAGGCTATGGACCTCGGTCTATTTGAAATCAAGGAAGGATCTTACGTTAATGGCTCAGGAGTAAATATCACCACCAAGACACCAAAGGTCACTGGCAAGGGTCAGCAGTATTTCATTAACAAGTTCTTAGCAAAGGAGTGAGAAAAAATGTGTAAACAGGCTACAACAAACTTGCAAATGTTTGATGTGATTAAGAAACAGTGGGCTGATAGAAATGACATCATGATTTTAGCAAGTTGCAGTGAAGCAAAGGCTTCTAGACTTAAGAAAGAGATGACCGAGAAAGTACTTAAGTCTGGTAAAAGACTTCATGACAGTAGACATTTGCCGATGAAACTGGTTATCGATTATCTTGGGATTGATGAAAAAAGGATCATCAAAAATGCGAATATTGAACATGAGATGATTCTAAAAGAAAAACAATTGAATAAATAGCTTTAGTTGCTCGTAGGCACCTAAGGCTAGGAGACAAATAATAATTCGTAGAATGAACTGCAATACATAATTTAACATTTCTCTTTTTGGGTAATTCCATTGACTATACATACCTACTGTATACGGTCTCCTGGCGCTAAGTGCTTATGAGCATAAAAAAAAGACACGTGCTGCGAACACGTGCCTAAACAAATAAAAGACAACGTGCTTATTTTAGCACAGAAAGAAGGATTTTCAAATGAGCAGATTTGAAAAAGGAATCATTATCGTATCTAATTTAATTATTTTAGTCAGCTTCATTTCAGGAGTTATAAGTGGCAATAACTGGAATTCTACAGGAATGAGAGTTCTAAGTGTTGCATCATTAAGTATGAATTTAATCATTCTTGAATACATGCTAGTCGTTATTAGAAATAAATAAAGGAGAAGAAAATTATGGAAAAGAAAGCATTTATTAAAGTTGAATCTGATGAAGTGGGAACCCGTATCCACTCAAATGGCAGTAATTATCAAATGTTATTAATGATGTCATTATTAATTCAATCTTTTAAAGACGGTCAATTAACAAATGAGGATGACCCAAAGAACGAAACGTTCAAACAAATCGTTGAGTTTATTTTGAAGAGACCAAAAGACGCATCAAGAGCACTTATTCAAATTATCAATGTTGATGGTGATTTGGATTCTTTATTCGAAGGATTCAAAAATGAAAAGGAGATTAATTAAATGAATAAGATTAAAATCAATTCTCTTGAATTAGAGAATGTGAAACGTATCAAAGCAGTACAGATTGAGCCATCTGAAAATGGCTTAACTATTATTGGTGGCAATAATAATAACGGAAAGACTTCTGTGCTGGATGCTATCACTTGGTGTCTAGGTGGCAACAAATACAAGCCATCAAAGCCAACTAGAGAAGGAAGCTATGTTCCAGCGTCTCTAAAAGTGACTCTTTCAAATGGTATTGTGGTTGAAAGAAAAGGTAAGAACTCAGCCTTGAAGGTTACTGACCCAACGGGTGTGAAAGCAGGTCAGAATCTATTAGACTCATTTATTAGTGAGTTGGCTTTGAACCTTCCAAAGTTTATGAATAGTTCAGAAAAAGAAAAAGCTGACACATTGCTTCATATCATCGGGATTGGTGATGAGTTAACTAAGTTAGATTTAAAAGAAAAAGCAGTCTATAACGACCGCTTAGCAATTGGAAGAATTGCTGATCAGAAATTAAAGCATGCTAAAGAGATGGTCCATTACGATAATGTTCCAGATAAGATTGTTTCAGCTACTGAATTAATCGCTAAGCAGCAGGAAATGCTAGCCATCAACGGCAGTAATGAAAGAAAAAGAGCGTATCTTGCTGAATGTAAATCTAAGTCAAAAGCCATTGAAGAAAAGATGGAAGACTTGGACAAGCAGTTAAAAGCACTTAATGAAGAGTATTTGAAAGTTATCAAGGAAAGAGATAAAGCAGTTGTTGAAGTCTCTAGTCTAGTAGACAATCCTACAGATAAAATTGAAAAATCAATCAAGGAGATTGATGATATAAACACTAAGGTTCGTGCAAACCTAGAAAAAAAGAAAGCAGAGCAAGACGCCAATGACCTCAAAAAGGAATATGCTTCTAAGTCTCAGGAATTAGAAGACATTAGAAAAGAAAAGGCTAGCTTATTAAATAATGCTGATCTACCTCTTGAAGGGCTAGGGATTGAAGATGGAAAAATCACTTATCTAGGTCAAGAATGGGATAACATGAGCGGAAGCCAACAGTTAAAAGTGGCAACTGCTATTTGTAGAAAAATCAATCCTAATTGTGGGTTCATTCTGTTAGATAAATTAGAACAGATGGATATGAACACTCTTAGAGAATTTGGTGCTTGGCTAAAGTCCGAAGGATTACAAGCTATTGCCACAAGAGTAAGTACTGGTGACGAGTGTTCAATCATCATTGAAGATGGCTATGTTGCCAAAAACAATTTAGAAAAAGAAAAGAAAGAAGAAGTAAAAGAAGAACCAAAAGTGAGTGCTAATTCTTGGGAAGGAGTGAAGTGGTAATGAATTTTGAAATCACATCAGGTGTAAATGATAAGCCTTTAAAAGTAGTAGTTTATGGTCCTGAAGGCATCGGAAAGAGTACCTTTGCAGCACAGTTTCCAGAACCTTTATTCATTGATACAGAAGGATCTACAGATTTTATGAATGTAAGAAGACTTCCGAAACCTACATCTTACGAGATGTTAAAAGAAGAAGTTATGTACGCAGCAAAAAATAATTTATGCAAAACATTAGTCATTGATTCTATTGACTGGGGAGAAAGATTGATCATTGATCACATCTGTCAAAAAGCCGGTCTAAAAGGAATCGAAGACTTTGGCTATGGAAATGGATATGTATATCTCGAAGAAGAGGAAGGAAGATTTTTAAATTTACTCGAAGAAGCTAGAAGTATTGGGAACATGGCTATTGTTTTAACTGCGCATAGTCAAATTAGAAAGTTTGAAGAACCAAATCAAACAGGAAAATATGATAGATATGAGTTAAAACTTGGCAAGAAAACAGGAGGCAAATCATCTGGATTAATCAGAGAATGGGCTGACATGGTTCTATTTGTCAACTATCAGACATTTGTGTCTGAAGTTGATAACAACGGCAAAGGTAAAGCAGTTGGCGGTAAAAGAATGATGTACACAACTCATAAGCCTTGTTGGGATGCCAAAAACCGTCATGGATTGCCTGAAGAATGCGAATTCAATTATGAAGTCATTAGACCCTTTGTAGAAAAAAGCTTGACAGGAAATCAGTTCGAACAAGTTCGTAGCGTGCAACCCATGAGTGCTCCTGCTACAGATAAAAAACCACAGATACAAGAGAATGTACCTGTTGAACCAAAAGAGCCACAGATTGAAGAAAATAAGCCTGTAAGTGCTATTGATTTTGGCTCTGAAGAATATCAGAAGATTCCTTCTAAAGTAAGAGACTTGATGAAATGTGACAGTATATCAATTGAGAAACTAAAAGAAGTCATCTTCTTAAAGGGATTCTTCCCGAAAGATACTCCAATCGAAAATATGCCTAATGACTTCTGGGAATTCATCGCCAGCAATTGGAGCAACTTAAAAGACTTTATTATAGAATCAGAAATTCAATTTTAAAAGGAGATTAAAAAAATGGATAACAATTTTAATAACTACAATCAGAACGGATTTAATCAGAACGGATTTAATCAAGCATCTCAAAATGATGGAGCGATGGGTTGGGATGATGAAATCACAGCTGAAGCCAAGGAATACACATTATTACCTGTTGGAACTTATCAATTCATCATTAAAGATAATTTTGTTAGATCTAAAACTTCAGGCAAAGGAAAACTTCCTGTATGCAATAAGGCTGACATCACTTTGACAATCAATTATGAAGGAAAAGAAGTAAAAGTGACTACTTCTTTGGTTCTTCATAAATCACTTGAGTGGAAGATTTCTCAATTCTTTGAATGTATCGGGATGAAACAGAAAGGAGTTCCGTTCCGTCCAGATTGGAATGGAATCGTTGGGAAGACAGGAACAGTTAAAATCTCTCACAGGGAATATAACGATTCAACTTACAACGATGTAAAAGAATTCGTGATTAATGATACTCCAGCACCAGCTCAGCCACAGGCTTGGGGAAACAATAGCTGGAAATAATGAAGTTAAGAGATTATCAACAAAAGGCTCATGATGCCATATTCACAGAGTGGGAAGAAAAGGGAACTCAAAGAACTCTTCTCGTTCTTCCCACAGGCTGTGGAAAAACAATAGTATTCGCGAAAGTGGCTGAGGACTGTGTTAAAAGAGGAGATAAGGTTCTTATTTTAGCACATAGAGGCGAACTGCTAGAACAGGCATCTGACAAAATTAAGAAAGTGACAGGACTTGGCTGTGCAGTCGAAAAAGCTGAACAGACGTGTATTGGCAAATGGTTTCGAATTGTCACGGGCAGTGTTCAAACGCTACAGAGCGATAAAAGATTGTCTAAATTCTCAAGAGATTATTTTGACACAATAATTATAGATGAAGCCCATCACGTTTTAAGTAATGGTTATCAGAAGGTATTGGAATATTTCAATAGTGCAAAAGTACTTGGAGTAACTGCTACTCCTGATAGGGGAGATATGAAGAACTTAGGCTCTTACTTTCAAACTTTAGCGTATGAATATACTTTACCAGAAGCCATTAAAAGTGGTTATTTAGTTCCAATTAAGGCATTGACTATTCCACTGACTTTGGATTTATCAAGCGTTTCAATGAGTGCTGGAGACTTCAAAGTAAGTGATATTGGTAGCGCACTAGATCCGTATCTTGAAGGGATTGCCAGTGAAATGGAAAAGTACTGCAAGAATAGAAAAACAGTTGTATTCCTTCCATTGATTTCTACATCTCAAAAGTTTGTTGAAATATTAAATAAGCATGGTTTCAAAGCCACAGAAGTAAATGGCAATTCCAAAGATAGAAATGAGATTACAAAAGACTTTGCAGAAAATAGATACAATGTCCTTTGCAACTCTATGTTGTTAACGGAAGGATGGGATTGTCCTGATGTTGATTGCGTTATTGTACTAAGGCCAACAAAAGTAAGAAGTCTCTATTCTCAGATGGTTGGAAGAGGTACAAGGCTATCACCTCAAACGGGAAAGAAAGATTTACTTTTACTGGATTTTCTTTGGCACAGCGAAAGACATGAATTATGTCATCCTGCTTCACTTATCTGTAACAGTGATGAAGTTGCTAGAAAAATGACCAAGAAGTTAGAAGACAGTGCAGGAGTTGAAATGGATATTCAAGAGGTTGAAGAAGAAGCCTTGAAGGATGTTCAAGAAGAAAGAGAAAAAGCACTTGCTGAGCAGCTAAAAGAAATGAGAAAACGCAAGAAGAAGCTGGTTGATCCATTGCAGTATGCAATGAGCATACAGGCTGAAGACTTGCAGAGTTACATTCCTTCTTTTGGATGGGAATGCGCTCCAGCAAATGAAAAGCAATTAAAGTATTTAGAAGCACATGGAATTGAGTCTAATGAAGTTCCTAATGCTGGATATGCTTCTATGCTGATTGACAAGTTGAAGTTAAGAAGTAAAGAAGGACTAGCTACTCCAAAACAGGTAAGATTCCTTGAAAGAAGAGGATTCAGAAATGTTGGAACTTGGAAGTTCAAAGATGCTAATTCTATGATTTCTAGAATTTCGGCAAATAACTGGAGACTTCCAAAAGGGATAAAAGCTTCTACTTATAAACCAGAAGGAGTTGAATAAGGATGAAACAATACAATCTATTAGAGTTGCTTGACTATATCAACCCTTCTGAACTCTCCTACCAGGAATGGACTAATGTTGGAATGGCCCTCAAGCACGAAGGATATGAAGCAAGCGACTGGGATTCCTGGAGTGCTCAGGACTCTGAAAGATATAAAAGAGGAGAGTGCTTTACAAAATGGAATTCTTTCAATGAAACAGCGGGAGATATTGTAACAGGCGGAACAATCTTTGATTATGCAAAAAGAGGCGGTTTCGTTCCTCCAAAAAAGATAGATCCTAATGAGGGCGTTCTTGATTGGGAAGATGAAATTGGCAATATCATAGACAAGGACTCTATAGATAGTATTGAGTTACATGAGCCTAGTGATTCGAATTGGAATCCAGCTAATGAGTTAATTAGATATTTAACTACTCTGTTTGATACAGACGAGTATGTTGGCTTTGTTGTTTCCTCGATAGAAAATGAAAAAGGGAAGTTTATTCCTGGAAATCGCGGAAACTTCAGAATGACAGCAGGGCAGATTGTTGAAGGGCTTCACTCTTGCAACGGCGATATTGGAGCAGTGATTGGAGACTACAATCAAGCGGCAGGAGCATGGATTCGATTTAATCCATTAAATGGTGAAGGTGTTAGAAATACTGATATAGCATCATTCAAATACGCTCTTGTAGAATCTGATAGCTTAGATATTGGCAAACAGTTGTCTATTATTCATCAGTTAGAACTGCCTGTTGCAGCAGTTGTATATAGTGGTGCCAAATCAATACACGCTATCGTTAAAGTTGATGCTTCCGACAATAAAGAATATAGAGAGCGTGTAAGTTACTTATATAAAATATGCGATAAGAACGGTCTTGAAGTTGACAGTCAGAATAAGAATCCATCAAGACTTTCAAGAATGCCTGGATGTATTCGTGGCGATCATAAACAGTTCATCATTGAAACCAATACAGGAAAAGAGACGTGGTCCGACTGGGTCGAATGGGTTGAGTCAATGAATGATGATTTACCCGACGAAGAAAACTTGGCTGACGTATTATTCAATCTTCCTGATTACGCTGAAGAATTGATTGAAGGAATCTTAAGACAAGGTCATAAGATGCTATTGGTCGGTCCTTCAAAAAGTGGTAAGTCATTCTCATTAATTGAATTATGTATCGCAATTGCTGAGGGTACTAAATGGATGGGCAGACAGTGCAAACAGGGAGATGTGCTATATGTCAATTTCGAATTGGATAGGGCCTCATGTCTTCACAGATTTAAAGATGTCTATCAGACTTTAGGATTGACCCCCAACAATGCAAATAGAATTTTTATCTGGAATTTGAGAGGAAAGACTCCTGCGTTGGACCAATTAGTACCAAAGCTAATCAGACGAGCAGAAAAGAAAAAGTATATTGCTGTAGTGGTTGACCCTATCTATAAAGTAATCACAGGGGATGAAAACAGTGCCAGTGAAATGGCTAAGTTCTGTAATCAGTTTGATAAGATAGCAGATGCACTTGGTGCATCTGTCATCTATGCACATCACCACTCTAAAGGTGCTCAAGGTGGCAAGAAGTCAATGGACCGTGCAAGTGGCTCAGGAGTCTTTGCAAGAGACCCTGATGCGCTGCTAGATATGATTGAATTGGACATGAATAAAGAAGTCAAGGAACACTTCATTAATGAAGCAAGAGTTGAAGCAATGCACGCTGTACTTGATAAGTATGTACCTAAATGGAGAACTTACATCTATCAGACTAAGAAAACAGATGATCATGATTTTGAAGCAATGAATGATTACTGTGCTGAAATGCTTGGATTCGAACAGATGAACGAATTACAGTATCTGACAGAATTAAAAGTTGATGAAGCTAAACATATCACTGCCCTTCAGATATCTGGAACTCTTAGAGAATTCGCTACATTCGACCCTATCAACTGCTTCTTTAAATATCCTGTTCACTTCTTGGATAATGGTAACTTATTAAAAGGATGCCGTCCTGAAGGTTCAAAGAAAAAGTCTAAGTTTGAAAAGATGAACGAGACTAACAAGAAGAAGCAAGATGAAAATATTGAATTATTCTTAAATGCTTTCGAACAGTTAAATCATGAAGGCCAAGTCACCTTAAAAGAACTTGCCGAAAGTGGACTGATGATGGGAAAAACATACGGCTCACTAAAAACTAGTGTGCCTAGATGGATTAAAAATGGAGCTTTAGAAGAGTTTGATTATTCGAAAGGTATTGTATCAAAAAAATAGGGTACACGTGTAAGGTACACACTATATATAAATATATATATGTACCTTCACAATTGCTAATAACGTACATACATACTTATAGGGAATTTGAGATTCCCCTATAAGTGTATGTTACGTATTATCAAAGTGATTGTGATTTTTGAAAGAATTGAGGTATAAACAATGCAGTTTTTTATAAAGATGATTCCTCCGACAATTACAGCGCAAGAGCATAGAATCGGAAGGCATGGAGTATACAAAAGTCCTGAACAGAAACAGGCATACGTTAAGTTAAGAGATGCAATCGCACCTTACGCTCCTAGTACTCCGATTGATCACGCTTGCCAGTTAATCGTTAAATGGTGCTTTCCTTTAAACAAGAGTCACAAAGTGGATGGTGAATATAAATACACAAAGCCTGATACTGATAATTTGAATAAGATGTTAAAAGACATTTTGGAAGAGTTAGGATTCTATACTAATGATTCAAGAGTGGCTTCTGAAGTGATTGAAAAATTTTGGAGCGCCGTTCCAGGAATATACATTTCATTAGAAGAATTATGAAATACATATATAAGAAAGTCGATTATTACTCCATGCAGCAGTTAATGGATTTAATCGAACAGTTAAAAAGTGAATATCAAATTATAGGATATGAGGCATATGCACAAGAGCAGTATGCAGTGCTGACTTTATATCCTAAGAAAGAGGAGAAAAACAAATGGAAAAACTATATCTGGTAAAGTTAGGAAAATTATATGTAACTAATACATCAAGTGATTCTGTCACTTTAAAAGAAAATGCAGAAAAGGCAAAAGTATTTGCTGATGAATTAGAAGCTGAAACCTTAGCTAATATTCTAGGTGCTCAGTTAATCACTTTTGTTTTGGAGGGTTAGAGATGTTTAAAGAAATTGGAAGGCTTGTGGAATTATTAAAATACCCGCAAGAAAGAATTTTAGAATTAGATAAAATCGCAAATATTAATAGTGATGATTTAACTCTAACCATTACTTCAGAAGAATGTGCTGAGTTAATCCAAGCAATCACAAAAGCAAAGAGATATGGTTTTCGCGATGAATTTGAAAATAACTTGCATGAAGAAGTCGCTGATACACTTATCTGTATTGCTGAGTTAGTATGCTTAGGTTACTTAGATATTGATAAAGTCAGAGACTATCAAAAGTTAAAAATCAATAGAGAAATAGAAAGAGCAATCCAGAAAGAGGAAGAACTGAGAAAGGAGACAGAAAAGCATGGAACTTGTGAGTGATGAAAAACTAGAAGCAGTCGCTGACTTCTTGGCAGATGATGAAGTGTTTGGAATTGCTCCATGTTCACATTTCAATAATTCTCTAAAAAGAAATAGAGTTAACGTTCATTGTGACATTGGGGATTGTGACGGAGACTGTCCATTCTATTCAAAGAAAAATTTCATAAAATGGATTAAAAAACCAGATAGTAAGTATGATGTTGATGGTTTGAAGAAACCTAAAAAAGAGGCCTTTCTATGCTATGACAATAGAAGCGGTAGGATTTGCTTGAATGATGATTACGTGAAAGCATTAGAGAAGTACTGCAATGATTTAGAGAACGTTCTTGCGGACACTGAATATGATTTAGAAACTTCTGAATGTGATAATAGAGAACTGACTAATAAGTTAGAAAAGATTAGAGGTGTTCTTGATGGGTCGCATTGAAGTAGATGAAGAGAAATTGAGACGTTTTGTTAATGCGTCTTTGTTTACTTGCATGGATTTGAATTATCACCTTTTTAAGTATAAGAGTTGTATCATTAGGTGTCAGGACTGTCCTTTGACTACTGTTGAAAGCACTATAGAATGGCTGAAAGAGGAGGGATGATATGAGTTATTGTATTGGCATTTATGTAAAGGTTGAAGGATGTGACAAATTTGTAGAAACTACTTATCCAGCGTATTACAAGCCAACCTATAATTTAGGCAAATTATTCAGGACATGCATGAATTGGAATTTTAAAAACAGCGAATATTACAGATGTGATTATGTAATAAAGTACGTAGAAAAAGGAATAAAAGAATTAGAATATAATCCTTTGGCTTATACGGGGTTATTGCCTAGTAACGGATGGGGCAAAATGTCAGATGCGATTGGAACGTTGAATTCCATAAGAGAATGCATTCTAGAAGAAAATGAAGACATTCCATTAAATTGTCTATATCTAAAATGGGAGTGATCAATATGAGTGAAAAGAATTTAAAAGAAATTACATATTCGGCCGAGTTTGTGAACGAATTAGAAAGCAAGATAGAATATTTAAAAGAAGAAAATGCATTAATCAAACGTAGATATACTGTTTTAGAATGTCAAAATCATTATCTTGAGTTATATAAGGAAGCGTTAGACCTAGCAATCACAAACGCTATTATTTTTGGTGGCTATGATTTTTGGGAAAGAGTTGCAATTGGATATGGCGTGCAAGAATTTTATAACAAGTGCATTCATAGAAACGCACCAAATCTTAATAAAGGTATTGTGGAATTCTATCTTTCGCTAATAGCAAACGCAAAAGTACAAAAGAGTGAGGTAAAAGAAAATGTTAAACGCAGAAAGATTTAAGAAAGAAATATTAGAAAATTCAAATGTTGTTTCTGATTTTTCAATGAGCAAGGATAAGCATACAATTAAGAAATGCCTTGGTGTTTGTGATGATTGTTTCTTTCACGAAGCAGGAGATCACTGCTCGAATATTAAAGTTAAATGGCTCTTATCAGAATACAAAGAGCCTATAAAATTAAGCAGATTAGAGCATGAATTACTTAAGTTTATCGATAATGAGGGCTATAAGTATATTGCAAGAGATAACTGTGGAGGAGCCTTATTTAGATATCCAAAAAAGCCTACAAAAAACATTTACGACGAGTGGGGCAAAGGTGGAATTTGTTCAGATTTACGAATGTTCAATGATTTATTCCAATTTGTAAAATGGGAAGATGAAGAACCAAGATCAATAAAAGACATTTTAGAGAGTTGTGAGGTGGTCAATGATGCTGAAGAATAAAGAAGAGAGAACCTCATTTTTAAGAAATGAGAAGAACTGGGAAGCTGAGTATTTAACAGCTGATATTAAAATGCTGACTTTAAAATTAACACCTAAACTATATGTCAGAAAAATTCAAGTGATGGGCTTTAATAAATATTTTAAAAAAAAGTGGATGGTATACGCAGTTTACTAAGTTCTATTATCCTGATGATTTATATTATAGTCCTAATACTTCCGATACAGAATTATTGCGATATTTAACTGCGCATAAAAATGATGATTACATTGAAGACTTAGAAGTAAAAGGAGAACAGTAAAATAACATGAACACTATTTCAATGGAACTGCACCAGGAGCAGATTACAGAGTTACTATGTCAGATTGAAGAATCAGAAAGCAAAAACCATTGTTTAGAAGAAGAATTAGAAGATTTAAAGGCTGAATATGAAGATTTAGAAGATAAGTGTAAAAGTTATGAAAAAGCAAACAAAACTGTATTGTGCATCTATCATGAAGACATCAAAAAGATGGATGATCTTCAGAAATTCAACAATAAACTTGTTGAAAGCTGTAAAAAGGCTAACAGAGATTTCTTTATTCTCGCAGCAGCTTATGTTGCTACACTAGTGCTAATGATTTACTTATTTATCAGATAGGAGAATGTTATGGTAAGTTTTTATAGAACATGCAGATATGAAAATAAAAATTATCTTTTTCACTGCTTTGAGCAGTGGTCAAATGTTATAGGAGAATCAATTGCTATTGGTGGACATTCAGCAGGGCAGATTAGTCAGGTATTTGCTTTAATTGAAGATAAAAAAGGCAATATATTTCGAGTGGATCCTACAGCAATTGTTTTTACTGATGATAAATACATTGATTATTTTTGTGATTTAGACGAGGAGTGATATAGATGTTTTTATTGCAGGTATTAGGAAATGTATTTTCTATGTTCGCTATTATCATGCTGATTGTGGGCGTTCTTATCGTGATATCAGTGATTGCTATTGCAGTTTTCGTTATCGTGTCAATGATTGTGAATGGCATCGAAGAAGATAAGGAGAATAATAACTTATGACAATAAATGACAAGGAGGAACACTATTAATGCTTAATCGTGCTTTATTAGTCGGAGGACAAAGAAGTATTTGTTAAAGAAGATACTTCTATTACTAGAAGAGCCTTGTCAACCAAGCCTTTTGGCTTCGAATAACAAATCAAGCAGGGCATTGAGTTCTCTATATTTAACTCATAAGAAAATTTAAAATAAGAAAATCTATATGGATTACTCTTAATAGATTCTTTTCTAAAAGCAAGATCCTCTCATGAACTTGATGCCCTAACATATTTTTCTATTCTTAAACCAACAAACAACAGCAGTGTCATGGCTTTGCTTCAATCTCATTCACCTTCTTTTGCAAAGAATAAGAGTATGAAGCGCTAATTTTGCTATCCAACTATAAAGTTATGATGTTGCTGGGAGAAGAGAAGACACGAATTGAAAACCAATAGGAAGAGTAAAGGACTGTTTTCTTCTTCTCCAGAAAGGAGGTTAAATGGGAAACTTTGTTTTATATCGTAACGGAAAAAGAACCGATATAACTGGATTAATAGAAAAGATAAGTCAGTATGTTGATGCTACTCAATTAGCTCTAAAACATAGATGGCAACGTATATATAAGCATGAAAGTGTATTTTCAAATGAAATACCTATTAAAATAGGGAGTGCATACGATAATGAGGAATATATGGCAAATGTATATGCTCATAGAAAAGTACACAAGAAAGAAAAGAAAAGAGCAAGCTATGAAGATAGGCAGTTCTATGTTGTCTATGACATGAATGACAATGTAATTGTTGCAGGCACTGCTGAAGAATGCGCTAATAGGCTATCCATTGGATTAGCTAGTTTCTACTGTAAGGCAAGCAATCAGCACAGCGATAAATACAATGCAAGGCATCCTAGCACTGCCCCAAGAAAATATTATGTATATACTTTAAAAGATAAGGAGGAGTGAAATTAATTTGTTTTTTATTCTATTTGTACTGGTGATAGTGATTTATTTATTTTTTATTTTTGAGTAATCAGGAGGTAACGTATGACAGCCGAAGAAGTCAGAACATATTTAAAATCATATAGAAATCTAAAGGACAAAGCAGACTATCTACAGAATAAGTTAATAAACGTTAAAGCAATCTCATATAGAGACAGTCCAACAGGTTCATACAGTGAGCCCAAGACGCAGAATGACTATATCTTGATGAAGGATAGGTGTTTAGAAGAAATGGCTCTCATACGTCAAAATATAGACAAACTAGATGATATCAATCATAGGGATGTACTCTTTTATCGATACATCGAACTAATGAGCATCTATGATACTGCTGATATGCTGCATATTTCACAGAGGACGGCTGAAAGATACATACATGATGCAATCGACAAACTAGTTATTATCATGAGTTAACGTGTGACGTGAATTGATGGCCATTTGCACCATTTGCCGTCACATTACGTTATTTAATGTAATATAATGGTAAAAAGAGGCAAATTAAGCAGAGAGGCATAATAAAGCCTCTTTTTTTGTTGCATGAAGGAGAATAACAGATGAATGACATCAAGGTAACGCAGAAGTCTATTGCTGATCTAATCCCTTATAGTCGCAATCCTAGAAGGAATGATGAAGCCGTTCCGATGGTAATGAACAGCATCAAGGAGTTTGGTTTTAAGGTTCCTATAGTTGTTGATAAGAATAATATCATCGTATGCGGTCATACAAGGTTTAAAGCAGCGCTAAAGCTAGGACTTGAGACAGTTCCATGCATAGTAGCCGATGACCTCTCAGACGAGCAGATTAAGGCTTTTAGACTAGCAGATAACAAGGTATCAGAGAGAGCTGAATGGGATTTTGAAATCCTAAGCGGTGAACTTGATGACATTATCAATATAGATATGGATTCATTTGGGTTTGAGTCAATTGAATTTGAAGAACCTGAGGAAGACGATTCTGAAAAGGTTAATGAAAGAGAAAGAACAGGGAACGCATATAACTTGGATGAATATGATGAACTTAGAGCAATAGGATTCTATCAAATGCCTACACTTGAAAGAATTGACTATGTTCCTGATGATCTTGTTGGTTTCAATTATGTATTGAATTCTGATAGATATGAATCAGGTGTTCATTTTTATATTGATGACTATCAATTTGAAAGAATTTGGGCATCTCCTCAGATGTATGTTGATAAGCTAGCACAGTTTGACTGTATTCTTACTCCTGATTTTTCACTTTACATGGATATGCCTATGGCCATGAAGATATGGAATGTATACAGAAGCCGTTTAATCGGTCAGATCTATCAGGATAGAGGGCTTAGAGTGATTCCCACTGTATCGTGGGCTGAACCAGAAACATTTACTTTTTGTTTTGATGGTATTCCTTCTAACAGTACAGTTTCAGTTTCTACTATTGGAGTTAAGCGCAGCAAGGAAGCCACAAAGATATGGACACAGGGCATGGATGAAGCCATGAAGAGATTGAAGCCTAAGAATGTGCTTGTCTATGGTGGTGACATTGGCTATGACTTCAAGGGCGCTAATGTAAAATACTATGATAATCATGTAACGAAAAAAATGAAAAACTTAAAAAATATATAAATCATATATCGAAAGGAGCATAATATATATGGGTGGTAGAGGTGCATCAAGTGGGATTAGTATTAAAAAGAAGAAAGTTTATGGAACTGAATACAGGAGAGTTCTAAAAAAAGGGAATATTAAATTTGTTAAATATAATGACGCATCATCCGCAAAAACACCAATGGAAACAATGACAAAGGGACGTGTCTATGTCACGGTAAACGATGATGATGAACTTGTGGCAATTACATATTATGATAATACAGGCAAAAGAACAAAGCAGATTGATTTAAATCATATGCATAATAAGATGCAACCTCATACGCATCATGGATATTTTCATAATGAAAATGACGGTAAAAAAGGAGCGGCAAGGCTTACCGATAAAGAAAGGCGAATGGTTGACAAAGTTAAGGAGTTTTGGTTAAATAGAAAAAAAGGGAAGTAGTAGTATAGAGGTTGATTACACTTTGATGTATGGTTTTTCCACTGAGGAGACTCACGTTCGAATCGTGACGCTTTCCTTTTTTTATTGTAAGAGCTGATGTAGTAAGGTACAATTCCAACATGATTATATTATTATTTTAATTTGTAAAAGCAACTCAAAGAATGGGTTGCTTTTTTGCGTTGAAAGGCGGGTGATGATAATGGCAAAAAATGAGTTCGCAAACATGACACCAGAAGAAAGAAGAGAGAACGGCCGAAAAGGCGGAATAGCATCAGGCAAAGCGAAAAGAGAAAAGAGAGCCATTAAAGAAACCCTTGAGCAATTATTGTCTATGCCTCTTAGAAATGGAAAGAAAGCCGATATTGAACGTATTAAGAGCATTGCAGCAATCAAAGGAAAAAACATCACTATGCAGGAGGCTATTGCCATATCTATGCTGAATAAAGCTGCTAAAGGAGATGTTCGAGCTGCTGAATATGTACGTGATACCATCGGACAAAAGCCGGATAATAACATGAATGTTGAAATGAGCGTTCCTGTCGTCTTCTATGGAGAGGATGACCTTGAATAATGAATTAAATGGCTTATATCTTCCTGACATAATCGGAAAAGGGTACAAGGATTTTTGGCATTATAAAGGCAGATATAGAGTCTGTAAAGGGTCGCGAGGTTCTAAGAAATCAAAAACCACTGCTTTATGGTACATATATAACCTGATGAAATATCCTGATTCCAATCTATTAGTAATTAGAAAAGTAGGAAGGACATTAAAAGACTCTTGCTATGCAGATTTAAAATGGGCATGTCACAGGCTTGGAGTTGATAAGTATTGGAATTTCACTTTGTCTCCTCTAGAGGCTACGTACATGCCCACAGGACAGAAAATCTATTTTCGTGGTCTTGACGATGCTTTTAAGATTACATCTATAGCAGTTGACAAAGGTTATTTATGCTGGATGTGGATTGAAGAAGCGTACGAAGTAATGAAAGAGACCGATTTCGACACTTTGGACGAATCAATAAGAGGTGCAACTCCAGCACCACTCTTTAAGCAGATAACAATTACTTTTAACCCATGGAATGAGCGTCATTGGCTAAAGAAAAGGTTTTTTGATACTAAAGATGATGACATACTAGCATTGACTACTAATTATTTATGCAACGAGTGGCTTGATGCTTCTGATAAGCGTTTATTTGAAAGAATGAAAGTTAACAATCCTCGTCGTTATCAAGTGGCAGGATTAGGAAATTGGGGTATTGTTGAAGGTCTTATTTATGAGAATTGGAGAGAAGAAGATTTCACTATGATCACTGCAAGAGAGGCACGCGATGGCAAGGTTGGAATAATTAAAGATAAATTGAAAATGGCTGTAGGGTTAGACTTTGGTTACACAAATGACCCAACGGCTTTTTTCTTGGCTTTTTTAGACTTAGAAAATAAAAAGTTATATGTATATGATGAATTCTACGAAAAAGGTCTCACAAACAGAGCGATAGCCGACAGGATAATAGATTTAGGATACAGAAAAGAAAAGATAACTGCAGACTCTGCAGAACCTAAGTCTATAGCAGAATTGAAAGGGTATGGCTTAAAACGTATTGAAGGCGCCAAGAAAGGAAAAGACAGTATCAATAACGGCATTCAATGGATACAGGATTTAGAAATCATTATTCATCCTCGCTGTGTGAATTTCATTACTGAAATATCCAATTACACGTGGGATACTGATAAATTTGGAACACGTTTAAATGTTCCTATTGATGACTTTAACCATCTGATGGATGCAATGCGATATGCATTAGAAAGATACATTACTAAACCAGATTGGCTAATCTAAAGAAAGGGGTGAGTGCATGCTGACAACTGAAGAAATTAATTTTTTTATAAATTTGGACAAGGGTTCAAAGATTAAAAGGTATGCAAGAAAAGGAAGAGATTACTATAAAGCAAATCATGATATTAAACATTACAGAATGTTTTATTATGATTCAGACGGAAACCTTGTCGAGGATACCACAAGAAGCAACACAAAAATAGCACATACATTCTTTCATGAATTAGTAGATCAAGAAGTACAGTATATGTTATCTAATGACGAGGGCTTTGTTAAATCTGATGACCCCGAACTCCAGAACAAATTAGATGATTATTTCAACTATAACGAGAATTTCATTGCTGAAATACACAAGCTTCTGACAGGATGTGTTTCAAAAGGGTTCGAATACATGTACGCATACAGGAACGAAGATGATGAATTATCTTTCATGTGTGCTGATTCATTGGGAGTTGTAGAAGTAAGAGATAAAGATACAGATGATGGATGTTCATATGTTATCTATTGGTACATTGATAAGATTGTTAAAGAAGATAAGAAAATAAAGAAAATTCAAGTATGGAGTGCTAATGATGTAACATATTACATTCAGGAAGATGATGGGAAAATCATTTTAGATCCTGGAGAGTCTATCAATCCAAGATACCACGCACTCTATAAAAAGAAGAGTGATAACAATATCTATGGAAAAAGTTTTGGATACATTCCATTCTTCAGGTTAGATAATAATGAAGACCAAAGAAGCGGTCTTTATATCATTAAAGACTTGATAGATGATTATGATTTGATGGCATCCAGCCTTTCTAACAATTTAATTGATTTCGACCATCCTTTATATGCTGTCAGCGGTTTTGAAGGGGATAACCTGGAAGAACTGCAGCAGAATATAAAAACTAAAAAAATGATTGGTGTTGGTGAGGGTGGAAACGTTGAAATCAAGACTATTGATATTCCTTTCCAAGCAAGACAGGCAAAATTGGATCTTGATGAAAAGAATATCTATAGGTTTGGTATGGGGCTGAACTCGTCTGGATTAAAAGACACGAACGCAACCACGAATATAGCAATTAAGGCTCTTTATTCATTGCTAGATTTAAAATGCTCCAAGCTAGAAATTAAATTAAAGCAGTTTATGCGAAAAATCCTCAAAGCAGTTTTAAAAGATATCAACGAACGTGAAGGAACAGATTATCAATCTAAACAGGTATACTTTAAGTTTATTCATAAGATTATGTCTAATGAGCAGGAACTAGCACAAACTAAATTGATTGAAGCACAAGCTAAGGAGACTTTTGTTAACAACATGATCACTCTTTTTGACTATCTCCCTAGTGAAACAATCATTAAAGAAATATGCGCTTATTTGGACATTGATTACGAAGAAATCAAAGATAAACTTCCAAAACCAAAAGAAGCGTATGAGCAAGTAGATGATGTGACTGATACGTTAAACAAGACGGTGCCAGATGAATAAGAGACAGCTAGAAGTTGAAAAAGCCAAACTGCGAGAAGAGAAGAAACTTCTGAAGGAATTAAAAAAGATATATGAAGATGCAGCTAAAGAAGTAGAACAGAAAATAAGAATTTCAAATGGTAAGATTAACTTACTTCTTTCTGCCTATGATGAGTTAGATGAAAAGCAAAAATCATTGCTTAAATCTCAGATATATCAGAAGAAGTTTCAAGAAAATCTCAAAAAGCAGTTAGATGAACTGATTGGGAATTTAAACGCTGATTCTTATGACAGTATTACAAGATATCTAACAGATTCCTATTACACAGGATATGTTGGAACAATGTACGATATCCAGGGCCAAGGCATACCGCTAATTACTCCTATCAATGAGAAGCAAGTCACAAGGGCCATGACGTTAAATACTAAATTGAGCGTACCGCTATATACTAGAATGGGTATTGATGTGGGTATTCTCAAAAAGCAGATTGCAAAGCATATCTCAAGGGGCATAGCCACATCTTCATCATATGCGCATATTGCTAGAAACATAGATGGAGCGTCTAATATTGGTTTTAATAAGGCAATGAGGATTGCTAGAACAGAAGGACATAGAATCCAGGTTCTTAGTGCCAATGACGCACAGCATGCAGCAAAAGCCAAAGGATGCGAAGTGGTTAAGCAGTGGGATGCTACACTAGATGGAAGAACTAGACCAATGCACAGGCTTCTTGATGGTAAACTTGCAGAAATAGACGAGCCTTTTGTGGTTGATGATATAGAAGTTATGTATCCTGGAGGCTTTGGGATTGCTTCACAGGATGTAAACTGCAGATGTGCACTACTTCAACGCGCTAGGTGGGCTTTAGATGCTGATGAACTCAAGACACTGGAAGAAAGAGCCGAGTATTATGGCTTAGACAAAACTAATGACTTTGATGAATTTAGGCAGAAATACTATAAAGTTGAAGATTTTATGAAAGAACAATCTGAAT